CAAAGACGAGGAGGCCAGGACTCGGCTGCCGACCGAATGCTTGCAGCCGAACGATCGAATGTCGGTTATGTGTTCCGGGAAATGCTTCGCGAACACAACATGACAGAGAAGGAGCTCTATAAATGGATGGATGACGAGCAGAACTTAATTGATGTCGTCAAAGAGCAATTCGGCCCGAATGGTGAGGGATTCGATCTTGAGACTCCGACTCGCTATACGCAGAACGACCAAGCCTATACGTTCGCAAAGGCCAGGGTGATGCTCAAAAAGAAATGGGTTGACCTGGCGAACCAGGAAGGAGCCATGATCGGATGGCTTCCGAACCATGTCGTTACTCAATATCACGATCCAGTAAAGATCTTTAGAGCCGGTAAAGATCAATGGATCGCGGATCAACTGGAATTCATCGGAACTGGAACTGAAGCGGAAACTCGAACTTTCGGAATGATGGATGAGGTGCAGAGAAGACAGTTTCTTGATGCAGCCTGGACAAACATCGTCGAAGGAAAAAGAACGAGTATCGATGAAGCTCCGGAGGTCAAGGTTCCTGGAAACCTGGCAAAGCGGATGTCGCAGCATCGAAAAATTCACTACGGATCCGATGAGAAGTGGCTTACCAATTTTAATAAATATGGAAGTGGTGATCTGAAATATTCGATGTTTTCAGAACTCAAGAACCTTGCAGACGAAGTCATTCTTCTCCAGGAATTCGGATCCAATCCGGAACTTTCACAAAAAAGGCTTTGGGATAAGCTGGAAGCCTGGGCTGCAAATCCTCCGGACGGCAAGCAAAGAAGCTTTAATCGAAGAACGATTGAAAATCATTGGAAATGGGTTTCCGGGGAATCCTATCACATTGCAAATCCTGCTGGATACGGACCAGCCTTGGCAACGGCAACTCAGAGTTATCTCGCATTGCAGAATATGTCGAAGCTTGGTGGATCCGTATTCCCTAGCTTTTCCGATCTCTCCACATCCGTTCAGACTTATCGTTACCACGGGATCGATTACCTCAAAGGGATCCATGATCATTTTGAGAATTTTTCAAAGAAACTTTCTCCGGATGAGCGAACGGAAGTTTTATATCAGCTGGCAGAATATAACGACATGATCCTTGGAGGATTCCATTCCAGGTATGCCCTGGATAATCCGAAAGCAGGATTCATTGCAAAAATGCAGGATCAGTTTTTTAAATTAAATCTTTTAGCCGGCTGGACTTACAACAACCGGGCAGCTGCTCAGTTTGTGATGTCTGGAAATATTGCGAGGAATTTGACAAACGCATTCAACGATTTGAGGCCAAATCTTAGGCGAGTTCTTCAGCAATACAACATTGGTGAATCCGATTGGGAGATCATGCGTGACCTGGGAGTCAAGACGATCGATGAAAACGGAACCCTCTTACCCGATACCACACCCACACAAGAGTTAGACCTTAATCGAAAGCAGTATTTCACACCGGATATTTTAGAGAATGCAGCGGAATCTCCGGAGATGGGACTTGGAGACCGCAAGGCGATGCGTGATCTCAGCATGAAGATGAGAAACTTTTTCGTCCAGGAGGGTCGAACCGCGATCCCGGAACCAGGTGCTGCGGATCGAGCTTTTATGCTTCAAGGATCCCAAAGAGGAACCTTTACCAGAAGTTTTTTTGAAGCCCTGGTGCAGTTCAGATCCTTTCCAGTTACTTACCTCCGTAAGCTCGGACCTCGTTACGCACAACAAGGAACGCTTTATACCATCGGAAACCTTGCAGCGATGACAATGATCGGATACATGTCGATGTCAGCAAAGGATTTATTAAAAGGAAAGGCACTCAAACCAACCGACGATCCACGAACCTGGGCATCCGCTTTCGTCTTTTCGGGAGCCGGTGGAATCATGGGAGATTTTATTTTCAATGATTTCCAGGGATATGGCAAAGGAGTGATGGATGTCGTTGGAGGCCCGACCGGAGATCTGATCCAAGATTGGGCGACCTGGTTGACCGCATTAGCCAAAGGAGATGATGCAGCTGCTAAAGCATTCAATAACGCAATCCGCATGGCTCCGTATGCGAATCTCTGGTACACCAGGACGATCCTGGATTATATGTTCGTCTATAACATAGAGAATTTCTTGAATCCTGGAGTGCTACGAAGGAGAGAGAAACGGATGAAACAAAATTATAACCAGACTTACAGCCCAATGATGAAGCCTTCGACCTCTCCACTTCGAAGGATCAGTCCACTCTATCAGATGGGAATACGATGACAGTATCTTCGACGAATCCAAGAGTTCAATACACAATCACTTCGGCAAACGTGACCTCGCTTGCTTCTGATGCGACAAGTGTGACTTTTCCGGTGACTTTTAAATACTTGGCAACTTCGGAAGTCAAGGCAACCAGAACGGATTCAGCTTCTTCTGCGGATACAGTTTTAACAGAAATTACACACTACACGATTTCAGGATCCTCCGGAGACACCGGAACCTTCACGTTCACCGCGACCGGTGCAGCCTTGTTTGCAGCCGATGATCTTTTGACTTTCAATCGGATCATGGAACGTGCCTCGGATACGTTCGATCAAACAACCGATTACGCTCAAAACGATCAGCTGGATGCAGATACGCTTGAGCAGAATTTTGATAAGTCGGTGATGATCTCTCAGCAGCTGAAAGAGGCTGCTGATCGGACCATGACTTTTTCTGAAACTGCAACTTTCAACACGGATGCAGAAACAGCTTCGACCTTAATTGCAACGAAAACAGCAAGAGCCAGTAAAGGGATCCGATTCGACTCGAATGGAGACATTGGAATTTCAGTTTTTGATCCCGATGAACAGGCGAGCACGGCAACAACCCAGGCTGCCATAGCGACAACCCAGGCAGCAGCAGCTGCGGTGTCAGCATCAGCTGCTTCAACTTCAGAAAATAATGCAGCTGCCAGCGCAACCGAAGCAAGTGCTTCAGCTGCTAATGCAGCAACTTCAGAAACCAATTCGACTTCATCCCAGGTGGCAGCAGCAGCTTCGGCAGCAGCAGCCTCCGCAACCTCCGTAGCGATGGCGATCGCTCTCGGTATTATTCTCACTCCAATCATATAAAGGAGCAATCATGGCAAACGCAGCAAGCGTGACGGTCTCGGCAACTGTGTTGCCAGATAACATCGCAAAAACAATCGCAGGAACTTGTACTGTAACTCCATCGGATGCAAACGATAAGTGGTATTACAAGTTTACAAATGTCTCGAATTCATCAACCGACCTTATGGCTGGTTATTTTACCGATTACACGGGGATCGATGACGATACCGCGCCAACCGCCGTTCATACTGGTGACAAAGTGCTTTTTTTGTTCATTAAGAATACTGACAGCACTAACGATGTTTATATCGTTCTGGATGCAGGAACAGCATCAACCAGCGTTGGTGATGGAATCAAAATTCCAGCCGGTGAATCCTGGTATGGTCGGCTTCCCAACACAACTGTTGCTGACATCCACGCAATCACTTCCTCTGGAACAGTAGATTGTATCGTCGCAGCATTACTTGATGACGTTGCATAAGGAGAATCATGGCTAGTTTTGAACGCTATTTTGCGAACCAAATCACTCAGCCAGATTTCGGTCCTAACTCTGCGACCACCATCCACACCTCGGATGCTTCGAATACAGTCCAATCTGACATCATCATCGGATTACTGCTTTCGAACTCCGGGAGTGTGACGGCGACCGCGAGTGCATACATTCAATCTGGATCGACTGACATCTACCTGGTGAAAGACATTTCCTTGCCGGTTGGAAACAGCACGGAACTGGTTCAAGGGAAAATTGTCTTAAACGATGGAGATTCGCTCAAAGTGATTTGTTCGGTCGGTCAGGTTGATGCCTGGTTATCTTGTTTAGATTCAGCAGCTGCATAGGAGGCTTATGAAGAAGATTGGTAATATCCCAGCAGGGATCCAGGAAACGACCCAGGATGTCTTGGACATTCGAGGAAAATCAAAAACTGCTGCTCAAGCAGATGCTTCCGGAATAAAAACAGGTTTTGCTTTTAGACATGCTTCGACCTTGACGGAAGATGTGACGATCGCGAGCGATGAAGCTTGCGTGATGGCTGGCCCCGTTACTGTTGATAATTGTGTGCTGAAAGTGGAAGGCACTTTGGTGATCGTATGACAGGAATCGTAGTACCCGATGGGGGAAACATAGGATCTGCATCTGATACTGATGCGATAAGTATTCCTGCTAATGGTAAACCCACATTTAGTGCAGGAATAGCAAATACAGGGACTATTGATGCTGGTACTTTAGGTTCTTCAATAATTCATTCAATTGGTTGGCAACATATAGCAGATAAACATCACACCTCATCCTCAAGTACGGCTAATTATTTTGAGTTTCAAAATGTGTTTTCAAATGATTATATCATGTTTTGTATTTATGTTGGACAGATAAACTTTGCTCAGAGTAGTAGTGATTTTCATTTCCGATTAATGAATTCAAGTGGAAATATAAACACTGCACAGTATTATGGGGCAACACATAGAACAGAACATGACCAAGGATCTGATCAAAACGCATATTATTCTGGTGAATCTAAGGGATACTTTATAAATAATATGGAAGGAAATAGTGCTAATGTGGGTGCTCATGGGCATATTTGGATTTATAATGTCACTTCTCCTACAATTTTGGGAACTTCTGTTGACAGAGGAACTAATTATAGACCTTTTATAAGAGCTGAGTTGCAACATTATAATATGGGAACTAATTCTTACGGATTGGCAACATCTGATTGGAGATATAATGTTGATCAAACTTCTTCTTATTATACTGGAATCAACATTTATGGAAGAAAAGGAGATGCAACTGCTGATGCTAATTTAATGGCAGGCAGTCATATCTCTCTTTGGGGATTAAAAGGAAAGGCTACAGCGTGATTACAGTAAGAAATGGTAGAGGTGAACCTGAATCTCATGAAAATATAAGAGTTGCTGAACAAAAAGCAAAACGTAATTCTTTACTAGCAGATAGTGACATTTATATGATTGAAGATTTTCCTACTACTAAAAAAATAGAGTGGAAAACATATAGAAAAGCACTAAGGAATATGGATTTTAGCGACTTAAATAATTTAAAATGGCCCACTAAACCAGAATAAAGCATCATGAGTTCTGAACTTAAACTAACGAACATAAAGCACCCAAGTTCTGGCAGTAATAATCTGGTGCTTGCGAGTGATGGTTCTGCGACTGCAACACTTAGTTCTACTTCAGTAGTTCCTGCTTCTATTGGTGGTACTGAAGTCTTGCTTAATACTTACACTGCAAACAGTAGTTCAACTATTATTGCTATTACTGGAATGTCAACAACATATTCCACTTATAAATTTATTCTTTCTGAACTTAAAACTTTAGAGGATAGCATTACATTTTATTGGTACTTAAAAATCGCAGATGGGACTGTAAGAACTGCTAATTATACAACAAGTTCTTGGCAAATTTACTATAATGGTAGCAGTGATGGAAACGGGCAAAATAGTTATAGTAATACACTATTCGGAACATCTTCTCATGTTGGAAATGATGATACTATTAATGGAGTATTTTATGTGTTTGGACCAGCTAACACTTCAACAATGACTCATGGAATTGGTATATGGAATTATAGATCACACAATGACTATAATTACAACGTCACTGGCGGAGGACAATTTACTGGAAGTGAAGCTCATACTGCTATTAATTTGCAAACAGAATCAGGAGTTTGGGTATCTGGAACAGTAAAAATGTATGGAATAAAATGAACGATCAAGAAAAAGAAATTACAAAAAAACTTCAAGAGCAGTATGAAAAAAGAATAGCTGATCCTAGAAATATGTATGCTGAAAATAGATTAGAAGAATACCCATCTATCCAAGAATGTATTCACGCAATTTTGGATGATGATTTAACTGCATTACAGAAAAAACGGAAACTAATAAAAGAAAAATATCCTAAACCCGAATAAAAATCATGCCTTCGGATCTCCAGATAACGAACATTCGTGACCAAGCAAATGCTAATAGTGCAATTACAATTGCTTCAGATGGTCAAATAACTGTTAATCAAAATAATCCTACCATTCAATTAGGGACGAACACGACTTTTCCCACAAAAGTAACTGATAGAACAATCTTTTATATGGCAAGCAAAAGCAGTACTCATTATACCAGTTACGATGATTATCGGATAACAGATAATTTTGTTGGTGGTGAAATAAGAATGACAGGTGTTGCCCCTGACGGGTTTACTAGCATTGTTACTGCTGAAATTGTTACTCTTGAAGGTCAATCTGGTGCAAATAACGGGCTTAATTTAAGGTGGATGATTGGGGGTAATGGGCAAGGATACCAAACTCATTCATTGTCAAGTACAAATATATTTAGTGGCACTTTTACTGCAAATAATCTTAGGTTTACAAGTTTTTTAGGTGCTGGTACATCAGGTTCAAGGTTTGAGGATATTATAGCACAAGGAGATGCGTTTGGCATAAGAGTGCTTTCTACTGGAAGTGGTGGTCAAAATGTGTATGGCTTAGGTGCTAAAATAACTTGGAGATTCTAATAGATGATAACTTTAATTGATGCTTTAAATGCTTTAGGTGTAAGTGCGTATTGCAAAAATAACGACTATGATACTATCGTCTGGAATGATCCTAAACAGGCAATATCCAAGGAAGATTTAAATGTTAAAGTTGTTGAAATGCAGAAAGCAGAAGATGCAATTCAATATCAAAAAGATCGAGCCTCTGCTTTCGACCCAATTCCTGAACAGCTTGACCAGATTTATCACGATATAGATGGGTGGAAAGCTAAGATCAAAGCCGTAAAAGACAAATATCCAAAGCCTTAAATGAAAGCATTTTTAATCATTACATTTATATCTTTTTCTGCATTAGTTTTTGCAACCGGGCATCACACAAAACATCCGATGCAGGATCAGCTTGCTCAGACTCAGATTCCCCTGGATCCGCAATTCCAATCTTTTCATGCAATGCATCCACAACCATCCGGGATTAACTCCCTACCGGATCGCATCGCAGACATGTTTATGGATCAAGGATTAATAGGAGCATTTCTTCTTTGCCTGGGGTTTTACTTGTTCAAGGTTGAGAAAGCAGCTGCGATCGATCGGAAGGAATCGTCTACAAAGCTTGAGACTTTGATTGTGAAAGGACAGGACAATCTCCTCGAAGTAAAAACTGAACTTGCTTCGATCAATGCGCGGATCGAGAACCTGGAGCGTGAAACCGAGACCTTAAAGGATTTCATTCTAACAAATTCTAAAATGGCGCGGATCTAATGGCTAAAGAAACCAAAACAACTGTTGAAACAGTATCGGATCCACCGAAGCCAATAACGGATCCAGCAATGAAACTAAAGTTTCTGATGTTCTGGTCACGGCTCATTATTACAGTCCTAGCAATGGGATTATTTGGTTATTTAGCCGGTGCTATGTTGACCATGAGAGAAGAGATGACCAGTTCAAGCAAGGATGTTCTCCTATTAATGCTCGGAAGCTTCCTCCCTATCGTTCTAGCGATTTCAAAATTTTGGCTGGATCCCGATGATTCTCATCCTGGGACTAATGGTAATAACACAAACCAAACAAACGAAAAGGAAGCAGATGCTCGACCGGCTGCTTGATTGGATTCATGAATATTTTAAACCCAAAACCTCTGATGAAAGGAGTGACAATATGCTTAATTTGGTTCTTCCATTTGTGGCAAATATGCTGCGCGATGTGGTGCTGGACAAAGCACAAAGCTTAGCTGTTGAGACGTTACAGCCTCACTTAGATAAGTTACCTCCAGATGTTAAGAAAGCCCTGGATGATGCTGTCGATGGCGATAATAGCCATGGTCATAAATCCTTGGCTGACCTTATCAAACAGTCATGACCTCCGGATGAACGTATCTAAGAACTTCACGTTACGCGAACTCGTTCATTCGAATCACGCGATCCGCGCTGGGATCTCTGCCGAGCAAGCGGAGGTTCCCAGGTCTGCGATAGTCGCCATGACCGCTCTGGTGTATAAGGTGATCCAGCCGGCACGGGATCACTTCGGCCCAAT